ACATAAAAAAAGGGAGAGCTAAAAGCTCTCCCTCTTCTATTAGTCTTCGGCTAACTTCTTGAAGAACGATAAACTATCATCCTCCGCATCATCAACTGTATCCACAGCCCACGAAGGCGATGAAGCTTCAGTCTTGCGCTCTGGAGCAGTCGCTTCTTTGAACTGAGGCTTGAAGTTCAACACAGTCGGCTCGTCTTCCTCTGCGGTCGTTTTGGGTGCATGTGAACCGCCATCAAGAGCTAGTACCCGATAGAGTTTAGTCTTCAGGTAAGTGTAGCTCTTGAAATTCTTAGGATCAACGAGTTCCTGTAAAGAGTGCTGTGACTTCCAGATACGCTCCAACTCTACATCCAGATGGGGTCCCGCACGCCATTCCTCATCCGTGAGTAGAGGAGTAGCAGAAGCGAAATCAGAACGATCATAGTTACGATATCCTTCTACGTTACGAATCTTGAGATTGAAGTTCGCACCTTCCCAAAAGTCAAAAGGATTAATAGGAGTCTCATCTTCAAACTGAGGGTTCATAGCTTCGTTCAGTTTGTCGAAAATCTTCTTACCATACTGATAGAGAAATACTTTACCTTCATTCGAAGGATTAGCAGAGTCTTTTACAATACGTACATTAGAGAAGTATTTCAGCCGACGCTTCTGTTTACGAGCAATATCCTTATCAGAATCAACACCAGAGTTCCAGAGCGTAGAATTGTACTCAGACACTGGGTCTTCTTGGCCAATTGATGTAAGCGAGTTCTCAATGTACCAACCACCAGGGCCTTGAAAGCCGTGGTCCCAGAGACGAACGAAAGGCATATCTTCGCCGTCTGGTGCTGGTAGAAAGCGTAGTACAGCGTAGCCATTACCAGCCTTATCAACTTGTGGCTTCCAGATACGGTCATCACCGTATGACTGCTTTGCTGAAGCGCCGTTCAACTTCTGGAGTTGAGCGTTTAGTTTATCAAAAGAATTCTTTTGAGTTTTCATTTGCTCGAATGATGTCATTTGTATTTTCCTAGTATTGCGATTTATCCAAAACGGTCAAGTAATGCTTGTTTCATTACTGATCTATCATATTGTAGAAACGGTTTATATTTACTACTCTTAGAGTATACAACTTCCCAGATGATTTGTAAAGCTATTTTTGAATTCCAATGCTTAAAAATATCTAGAACGTCGTCGAGTATAATCAGCGATTCCAGTGAAAAACGACCAGATAGAACTTCGTTTAACAATGGTGGGTGCTGACCATCTACCACTTTAAAGTTAGAGTCAAAATCTTCGTCTAATGTTCGTATCTCCTGCTTGAAGTGATATGATAGTGATTGAATTTTCTTCGACCACTGCTTATATATAGCGTCACTTTCATTGTTTAGTAGGTCTCCAACCCATAACTTTTTGTCAGAGTTGACCATGTTAGCAACGATATAATTCTTATAATCATTATGTTTTGATAACTTATAGAACTGAAACTTATCCTTTCGAATCTCAAACGACTGAGGAGAAGCGTTCACTTTGCCGTTATACTTGAAGTAGTCATACGACGAGTTGAAGTGCCTCTGTAGTGCTAGATACGCAATGTAAGTCTCGTATGCGTCTCTGGTCGAGTATGTGCTCATACAGGCAGCTTTGCAGTCCTTTCCATTAGACGAAGGTCTTCAGCTTCATCTTGAATGCGAGATTTGAGATTTGAGTTTTTGCGAATGATATCACCTAGTGCTTCAATTTCAATATCATTCTTTTGTGCGTACTCCAAAACAGCATCCATATAATTGCTGTCTGGCTCTTTTGCGAGTTTATGAACATAAGTCACGAACTCCTCATACTGTAATTTTAGCGTCATGGCAATCGTTCCTTATAATTCATGATTGATGTTTCCTCATCTACATCAAGTTCTATGTGTTCAGCAGCGGAAAGCATATGCGTCTCCCTGGTTATATTTCTTCTAGACGAGTTAGTGCCATCTCTTGTT